TCATCACCATGTACAAGCAGCCAGTTCGGTGCAAGTTCAAACGGTTCTTTATGATAGGTTATGCCAAGCTGGGGTAGTCTTAAAAAGTTTTCTAATTCAAGTTCAGGTAATCCTAGTAATCCTGGAGCCTTGCTATTAATCTTATTGTATAAACGATCTGAGTGGTTACTGCGAGAGATATGCTGCACTTGCAACTTCTTGAGTATCTCTACTGTAATGTCGCGGTGCTTACCAAGATCATATTTCCACTCTCCGCCACGTCCCTCTTCCCAACGGGAGATTTGCGGTAGATCAATTTCATCGCCAACAGATACTACATTGTCTGGCTTGTACCACTTGATGAACTTAGCAATAGCATCTACTGCCTTCTCATCATGGTAAGGTGCTTGTAAGTCTGATATTACTACAGTACTTTTCACTCTTTAGGCCACGCCCCGTCCAGCACCATTAAAGCAATAGCGCTATAGTTTAATAGATCTAGGAAACTATCTCTAAGAGATTCATTTTCTGGGGTTGCATCATTTTCGATAAGGTTATTGATCCTTGCGAGCTTGTCCCACATGCGCACACGTAGACCGTTAAGTGCACCGCCAGGTGCTTGTGAGATGTTTTTTGGTCCGTAGTCAGCGTGTTTTTTGAGTAGTAGGTTACCTGCCCCGTCAAACACTTCCCACATGGAAACAATAAAGTTGTCTGATTCACTCGTCACTTGTACTCTCTCGATCATTGGGCCTACCCTTCGGTATATCGCGCTGTCCTTTGTACACATAATTCTTAGTCTTAGGATCTATATCATAACAGACAAATGACGTATGTGTGTCGAAATACTCATATGGTACTTCAATTGTGTCTAGCACCCAGAACGCTAGCGATACGCGTCCACCATCATAAGGTCCACCTATGAATGTTGGATCGTATCCGCGGGTCATTTGCTTTCCTGAATTAAAGATACAGTGATCTTGCCACCTGTATAAGCATCGTATTTACTAGCGATTTGTAAGGCTTTTGTGACTATTTTACGGGCTTTTGCAGGATCATCTACCAAGCCACCAGCAAGAGCTGTCATAGCGCCAAGAGCAAACTTCTCACCACTGCCAGCCACATACATGTTGTCTACGCTACGCTCCCATGAGTAGTCCTCATTGATGCAATAGACCTTGCCCTTAACTACTACGATAATAATGTTGTCATGCTCAACGGCTGCTTCAGCCTTGCTAAACTCATAACCCGCTTCCATGAAGGACTTGCGAATGGATGGGATAAGTTGACGAGTAACGTATTTATCTATGTCCTTGCCGCTAACCTGCGGTGGCACATAATCATGTTCAAGGATATTAATGCCACGCACTGATCCTGCCATAGCAAAGACAACGTTATTATTTCTAAAAATTTTTCCGTTAGGAATGTTGATTGAAAACCCATCTTCACTGGATGATTGCGAGTCTGCCCCGATCATCACCCATTCAGGTCCTTCAATGCAAGCAATAGTTGTCATGAGATACTATCCATTACTTGTGTCCCCAAGAACCATGTGTACATAGGTGGAATAGCCTCAACTAATTCTCCCCAGATCATCCAATCAATTCCCATTGCCTCACGAGCTTGTTCAATTGTCTTGGCAGTATGTCCACCACCAGGAATTTCATCTCGCATAGAGCCATATACACCCACTGGACGACCTTGTTCTTTGTGCTTACAGATAGATCCAACTAACTTAACATTGCTTTCAAATAACCGATGGCGACGCACTTTTAAACCCCATGATGAACCACAGCATTGAACTGGATCAATCAAAGGAGCGCCTGGAACATTCTCAATAATATATGGCTTGCCACTAGCAACTAATGCTTCACGAGTTTGCGGAATAAGATCAACTTTATCCGTACCTTTGCCTTGCGCGTTACGCAAGTGCTTGGTAGAACTATGTGTTTGACATGGTGGACTAGCCGCTATCACATCAAATGATGCAAGAAAATCTTTATCTTCAAAAACTTCTAGAGCATCTTTTTGGATAAACTCATAGGGATAACGTTTTTGTTTTTTAATATCAACGCCTACCACTTCAAAACCTGCGAGATAATAACCAACGCTCCCCCCCCCCGCCTTACAAAATAGGTCAAGCAAGCGTGGCTTACTCATGCGGCAAGTCTATCATGGAACCATTCTATCCCGAAGGAAAGAAACAGATCATTAACGTCTTGATTGCCTGGTAATCCGACAATAATTGCTGCTGGCAAGTCTTCCTTAATCCGCTTGGCTAATTCCTGTCCTGGGTTGCGACCATCATCTTTTATATCATTGTCAGCAAAAATTAAAACTCTCGTATACGGTTCAAAAAGTTTCGGAAAGTGGGCTTTCCATTGAGATACGCCAGCAACCCCAACAGCAGGAATACCAACGCAACCAGATAAAACAATCGTGTCAATTTCCCCTTCACAGATCGCGATTGTGTCTGAGGATTTATGTAGATCTTGAACATTAAACAATCCAATCTTCTGACCCGTGGGCCATAGGTACTTTGGTGTGCCGTCATCTAATCGGCGAAACTTTATTCCAACTACGCCAGAAGGAGTAAGGTAAGGAATACTAAGCATCCCCACTGCATGCTCGTGACCAACGCTAGGCTCCACGACGCTTCCAAGACGGTAAGAATTTGCCACCTGTTGGCTTATGCCGCGAGCCTGTAGGTAGGACAGAGCCAGCGGACTTATGCGGTCTGCGTACCTGTCTGCTGCTTCCGTTAGCGAGGCTTTCTGCTCTGCGTTTAACATCTTTAAACTCCTTTAGGTCTTCCTTACGAGCTACTAGATCATAAACATCACCTAGTAGTTGACACACTAAACAATTGTACTGCTGTCTATCTAAATTATATGCTGCACTTGCATGGCTATCCTCATGGACAACACACTTACAAGCAACCCAACCGTAACGCTCTTGAACTGTTAGTCCATATGCTTCAAGCACTGCGCCAAGATCTGGTTTATTCGTCATGTATCATTGCCCACTGGTCTAGCGTTTGTATAACCCAAGCATCTTCAATGCCAGCCATACGGCGTTTAACAATAACGTAGGATGGTGGAGCTTCTTCAAGTCCACGTGCCTTTGCATAATTCTGAGATTCAAGCACAGCTTCACGCCAGAACTGAGGTAGATCTAACTTGGCTCTTGCTTTTAATTCAAACACATAGGGCTTGCCCGCGACAATGAGAACCAAATCACCCTCGTCATTTGCCCCCGCACGAGCAAGCCTTTCTGTTATTGCCTTCGGTAGTCTTCCCCTGAACCACCGAAGAACATCTGTTTCAAATTGAGCGCCTTTACGCTTACCGTATGTACTCATTAAAATTCCTCTTCTTCTTGATCATGTCGCCAATCGTGTTGTTCTGTCTGTTTATAGTTCCAGACCGACATTCGGGAAGCGTCTGACCATAATGATACATACTGTTTGCCACTCGCGCTGTTCTTTGCAAAACGATTCTTAACCGCAGCAATTCTAAACTCACCTGTCCACGGTAGTAGAGCAACGGTGATAATCATCTCTGGCAATTGACTGATCTTGCCTTGGATGGACTTACGACTAGGTGGCATATCTGGCGCACCTTCACCTTCACTGGTGTGGTGTAGCAAGAATACTGCTGCATCAGTCTCTCTAGCTATATGGTGCATAGCCTTGGCAATCTCGCGTAGTCCAGACCATTCGTTTTCGTGCATAGATACTACGTTCATAGCATTATCTACAATTAAAAGGTGAGGGTATTCGCCATATGCTTCAGCATAAGCCTGTATAGATAAATCAATTTCATCAAGAGTGGGAGATGGGGCAAAGTCAAATTGTAGATGCTTGATACTTGCCAGTTGGTCAGCATAAAACTGAGCGCCATCTGGTGTAGCAAATCCTTCTTCAACTGTACTTACTCTATGGCCACTAATCATGGCAGCAGCGCGTATCGCAGTCGTATAAGCATCAGTATCAGCACTGATATACAGTGTTGGTACTTGCATATGAACAGCAAAATGTAGTCCTAACAATGATTTACCAGCATTAGGAGCGCCAGCGATCATTGTTAGTTGACCACGCCTAAACCTTATTCCTTCATTTTGCAATGTTGGAAAAAGGTCTGGCAGGATAGCATGGTCGTGACTACTTTTTACTGCTGCCTGAGACAGCGATAACATTTAACTAAGCAGACTTAGTTTTGCACTGATTGTCGCGGTCAGAACTTACACAAGAATAGAAAGCGTCATAAGGCTTTCCTGTCTTCTTGGATACTCCACCTGGAACGTGCTTCATTGGTCCATGTACACATGTTGGTACTGAACCAGCAGGAGCAGCGGGTGCAGACTTAGCTGCCCATACTGGCTCGTCAACTACTGTGCCACCAAGAGCCTTGGTTGCATAAGCAACGTTTGCACCCTTGCCTAAGTCCCCGCCAGTGGCGAGAATAAGTTGTGCTAGATCGCTGATTGATTGAAGGTTTGCTTCAAGTTCAGCCTGTGTTGTTGCGTATATGTTAATCAAAGTTCCATCAGCCAACTTAAAGTTGACTTGGAGCTTTGTGCTATCTGGTGCTGCCATTTTCTTTCTCCTTATTTGTTGTTGTTTGCTTGTAAATTTATTTGTGCTAGTGGATCTACCGTGTGAGCAAGGCTACCGCCATAAGCATAGCAATACTCTTTAACCCCGCAACTTCCACACATCATATTTAAATTGGGTAAAAAAATTTCGGCCTGAATACCCCGTTCAAACTGAGCAAAAAGTTCTGTAAGAACTTCTATGCTCCACAGGTCTAGTCCTGGACTTGGCTCAAGCACAGCGCTACGTGCCTTGTAGTACGCACCATAGGCTGGACGTATGCCGTACTGCATCTCAATACAGGAAGCGTAAACACCAAGCTGCATAGCAGAGTCAGGAGTGTAAGAGCCTGTCTTCAGATCCACCACGGTAATAGAACCATCTTCATTCTCAAGAACTAGATCGGCATAGGCTTTAATTCTTACCTTGCCAAACATTAGATCAAAGCCAAGTTCAATTCCTGGTGTGCCATCTGGAGCAATCCAAACTTTCCAATTGTTATTGGTAAATGATTGAACAAACTTCTCAAACATATCAAGGCCGTTAGTATCCCACCAGACCTTGTTCTCTTTATCTGGGTTGGCTTTAGACTCACGTCCACCAACGCGCCAGTCCACTGGGTTAGTGCCAGTCCTGTTTTCAACTGCACCAATCTCAGACAGGAATGACTCTTCCCAAATCTGTTTTAGATTATTCAACTTTTTGTCCTATGACTATTTCTTGCGCCTTTTTTAACCCAACAATAGTTGCAGGATTAGTCTCTTTAAGTATCTCTTTAGCGATCATATCGCCAAGAGCCTTGCGCATAAGAATTTCAGCTTCAACAAAAGCCTTTTCAAATGCGGTCTTAGTAATTATCTTTGCGCGTTGCTTACCCATTTAGCACTCATCATCTTCCCAATGGCTTTTCATCCAGTCATCCTCATGGTAACCAAACTTATTAAAAAATTTTTCTTCAAAGTATTCATCTGGAATACCATTGGTTGCTAGCCACCCAATGCGGCTAATGTATTCACCAATCTTTACAAAAAAAGATTCAATAAAGCAACGAATAGGATATGTTTTTTCAATCATTAGTGTCCCCAATCTGGCATAGGTGCTTGTGCGAGAGAAGAGCATAGCACACATTGCATGTCTAAGAAATAAAAACCAATCGTGTCGTCTTCAGCAAACTTCACTTTTACATGCCACGTATCGGACCCACATGGGCATACACGGATCGGGCCAAGGCTCGTGTAATCCGCTTTCTCCCCATGAAGAACCACGAGATTCTTAATAGGAGTTGGCTCATTGTTCTTTTTGCGTGGCATGAAGTTCACGTAAGTAACGCTCCACTGCTGTGTGAAATGCTGAACCTGCTACGAACCACCAAGCTGGTTCTGTTTGCACGGAAAACCCGCGCTCTAATTGCCATGCTTTGCCACATCGTACCCACGAAGCGAAGGACGAGAATGACCTGTGATTAATCGTTGTCTCTGTTTCTGTTGTCATGGGTGAAGTGTAGCACGGCGTGATATACCTTGAGCCTATGGGCTGAAATGAGACACGCCAGTGGCTCTCAATTTGACAGAAAAATTTTCCTGTGAGTAGACTACGAGCGTAAGCATGGAAGCGAGTTAATGGATAGGGCGCCCCGCGCCCGATAATCATTCTTTGGGTTTAAGGATAGCTCTGACACTTTCCTACCGATACTAGTAGGTTTGTGTCAAAACCTCACTGTTAATTTTAGGCAAAAAAAATAAACCCCCCGCGTTAGCGAGGGGCTATTTGTTATTAAGTTTTACTTGGTGCTAGCAGGCACAATCTTGTGATCTACTGGCGGTAGTGTCTTATTGAATAGTGAGTATGGGTTGATGCGAGCCACGATTGGACCAAGCACACCAACAAGAGCAGCCCAAGCAACATGCTTGAGATTATGGTTGCCAGTTTGATAAATAGCAACGCCAGCAGCGATAGTCGCATATATGTAATGCTCAATAAGAGCCTTTTCACGTGATGATATTTTCATTTATTCTTCCTCTACATTGTCAACATATGGAGTATTCATATGGCTAGCCTCTGGATCACTTAATGGTGAACCATAAGGCTTGGGTGAAGCGGAGCCAGTAGCGACTGCCGTTGCAACCATACCCAAGTGTACAGGATCTATTGCGAAGTTGCTTGCTTTCCA